GTTCGTAATGATAACATTGCCTTCATGGACAACAGTAAGCAATTTCTTGATGAAGTATTTTTTCCATATTTGGACAATAACAATGTCTATACTGTTTGTCATCTTGGTGATCTTGTAGATCGCCGTAAGTATATTAATATGCAAACTGCTACACGGCTTCGAATTGACTTTCTTGATAAACTTGCAAACCGTGGATTAGATGTTCATATGATTGCTGGTAATCATGATACTTATTTTAAGAACACCAACACGGTTAATGCGCTTCAAGAACTTGTCGTAAACAAATATGACTTTATAGTTTATGATAAGCATCCTTGTGAGTGGATGTTTGATGGAACAAAAATCCTAATGCTACCTTGGATTTGTGATGAAAACAGAGAGGCAAGTTTACATGCAATCAAAACTACGTCAGCTCAAATTGTTATGGGTCATTTGGAACTTGCAGGTTTCGAGATGCATAAAGGATCTATGGTTTCTCATGGAGATGATCGTTCTAGCTTTGATCGCTTTGATATGGTTCTCAGTGGCCATTATCATCATCGTTCCTCTGATGGCTCTATATATTATTTGGGTAGCCACGCTGAGTTTACTTGGAGCGATTATAATGATCCTAAAGGCTTTCACATCCTGGATACAGAAACCAGGAACTTGACTTTTATTGAGAACCCATATAAGATGTTCAAGAAGGTCTGGTATAATGATGAAGACCATACCTTCTTAAATTCTGAAATTGATTACAAACAATTTAAAGGTACAATGTTGAAGGTTATTGTTACCAATAAATCTAATACTTTTTGGTTTGATAAGTTTATCGAGAACATTGAACAGGAAAATCCATTAGAGATTCAAATTGTCGAAGACCATCTTAATCTTGCTCTTGAAGATGATGCTGATATTATTAATGAAGCAGAGTCAACACTTGATATATTTAAAAAGTATATAGATTCAGTTGATACTAAAAACATCAACAAAGAAAAACTTGAAAAAAAAATTATTGAATTATACAATGAGGCATTGACCATAGAATGATTTTATTTAAAAAACTTCGCTGGAAAAACCTTCTATCGACTGGTAATATTTTTACTGAGATAGAATTGGATGCTCATGACTCAACGTTGATTGTTGGAGAAAACGGGGCTGGTAAATCGACAATGCTCGATGCTTTGTCATATGTATTGTTTGGTAGAGCATTCCGTAAAATTAATAAACCTCAGTTGGTTAATACTATAACAGGTAAAGGGCTTGTTGTAGAAATCGAATTTTCAATAGGGCATAATAACTATAAAATTATTCGTGGCATGAAACCACATATTTTCGAAGTTTATCAAAATGATATTTTATTGAATCAATCTGCCGAAGTAAGAGACTATCAGGAAATACTTGAGAAACAAATTTTAAAAGTAAATCATAAATCATTTTCTCAGGTTGTGGTTCTTGGTTCTGCTACCTTTCAACCTTTCATGCAGTTACCAGGAGGTCAACGACGTGAAATCATTGAGGATCTTTTAGATCTTCAGATATTTACAACAATGAATTCTTTATTGAAAGATAAAGTTGCATCTAATAACGAAAGAATCAATCAGATACTTTCTAATAAAAAAGTAATTGAGGAAAAGATAAAACTTACTAAAGAACATTTATTAGAAATTCAAAATAATAACGAACAGATCATTAATGAGAAATTATCTAGGATAGAAGAAACAGATAAACAAATCTCAGATTTCACTGATCAATATCATCATATTGATAATGAGTTTAATAACCTTCAAGAAAATATTGAAGATGAACCTAAGATCAGTAAACGAATCAATCAGTTATCGCAACTGAGACATAAAATTGAAGCCAAACGTGCATTACTTGATAAGGACATTAACTTTTTTAAGAAACATGAGAACTGTCCTACTTGCACTCAATTGATTAGTCCCGAGTTTCGTGAAAAAACTGTTACCGATAAAAGTACTGAGATTGGAGATATTGATACTGCACTTGAAGATCTTATCAAACAGTATGAAGATACCAATGCACGTCTGAATGAAATTATGGAAGTCCATATGGACCTCAATAATCAAAAGTTAGAAATGCATAAAATTAAAACTAAGATATCTTCGCTCATAGATTATCGCAATAATTTAGAGGAAGAAATAAAAAATATCAATAAGAAAACTGTTGAAAAAGATGACAATAAAATTTATGACTTTGAAAAAGAATTGAAAGTTGTTGAAGTAAATTATAATGAATTTAGTGAAGACAAACAAGTTCTTTCAGCGGCGGCTTCTTTATTAAAAGACGGTGGTATTAAGGCAAGGATTATCAAACAATATGTTCCTGTTATTAATAAGCTCATTAATAAGTATCTCAGTGCTATGGATTTCTTTGTCCAGTTCGAACTTGATGAGGAGTTCAACGAAACAATTAAGTCTAGATTCAGAGATGAGTTTTCTTACGCTTCCTTCTCTGAGGGGGAAAAGATGCGTATTAACCTTGCGATCCTGTTTACTTGGCGTGCTGTTGCTAAACTTCGTAATTCAATTAGCACTAATCTACTCATTATGGACGAAGTCTTTGATTCTTCTCTAGACTCGAACGGAACAGAAGAGTTTCTTAAGATAATAAACAACTTGACTTCTGACACAAATACGTTTATAATAAGTCATAAGACAGATCAGCTTTACGACAAGTTCTCTAAAGTTCTTAAATTCGAAAAGCACAAGAACTTTTCAAAGGTGGTGTAATGCGGCGTTGGTGGAGACTCTGGGCTAAAGCCTTGGGTAGAAAAGATGGCATAACAGATAGTGAATCAGATAAAGTAGCTATTATGCGCACCATTATTGTTTTATCGTATATCATAACAAACATGTTCATCATAGCAGGAGTGATACGACATTGGTAGTAAATTTAGAAAAGGATCCAGTAACAGGAGAGCTTATCCTTCCTATCCCAACAGACCTGCTATCGCAGATGGGGTGGATTGAAGGAACAGAATTGTTTTGGATTGATAATGAAGATGGCACATATAGTTTGAAGGAAAAGAAAAATGGAACTAGTGAAGAGCAACGACCCGATTCTACTGACCCAGTGTCTACCGTTCAACTTTCAGGAACCACCGTTCGACCCGATTGAGTTCTCACATGAACTTGTTAAAAATATGTATGATTGGAACGGTCTTGGGCTTGCTGCCAATCAAGTGGGAGTTCCTTATCGTGTATTTGCTATGCGGGGCAATCCTGAAAACTTCGTTTGTTTTAATCCGAGGATAGTTCAGCCATCAGCTGAACAAATAAGCCTTGAAGAAGGTTGTCTATCATTTCCAGGATTGGTTGTGAAAATCAAACGACCAAGACACATTCGTGTTCGTTTTCAAACGCCAAATGGTGATACTAGAACAGAAACATTCATTGGTATGACTGCTCGTGTTTTTCAACATGAATACGATCATCTAGAAGGAAGGCTTTACTTTAATCAGGCTTCGAGGTATCATAGAGAAATAGCTATGAAGAAGTGGAAACGAGGTCAGCATTCCACTTTGCAAATCAATCCTATTGGAGAGTACGGTGAACATCTTCTACGTTGACAAAGATCCTATGGATGCCGCTCAGGCATTGGTGGATAAGCATGTTGTTAAAATGATTCTCGAGAGCGCCCAGTTGCTCTCGACAGCACATCGAGTTATTGATGGTGTAGAAATTGAGGGCAAATCACAAACTGGTCGTAAAGCCAAACGCTGGATACTGCCAGATGCTCGCGAGGGTATAATTTATACTGCTACGCATATCAACCATCCATCGGCTGTTTGGTGTCGTACTTCAGTTAAAAACTATGATTGGCTTGTCGATCATATGTATGCTTTGATGCGCGAATATACTCATCGTTATGGTAAAACACATAAGTGTTATGGCGAGATATCTTATATGCTTCAGTCACCACCGCACAATCTTAAGGAATGGGATTGGACTCCCATGCCGTCATGCATGGCAGAAGAGTATATTATTTCTGATGACCC